TTGGGCGTCGGCTACAACACGCTCGCCGATGATCTTGAGGGCGTGAATTACTCGAGCATCCGCGCCGCGATGCTGGTCGAGCGCGACGAGTGGCGCACCCTGCAGGGGCGCGTGATCTCGCAAATTTTGCAGCCTCTTTATTGCGAATGGCTCACGTTTGCGACGCTCTCCGGTCAATTGATCCTCGACTCCCGCCCGATGAGCGCATTTTATGAGGTGACATTCGTCCCGCGCGGCTGGCAGTGGGTCGACCCGCTCAAAGACGTAAACGCCTCGGTCGCTGAGATCGATAACGGCCTTAACTCGCGCGCGCGTGTGTGCGCCGAGCAAGGCGACGACTTTGAGGAAATCGCCGAGGAGCTCGCCGAGGAGCAGGAAATTATCGAGGAGCTCGGTCTCATTTTGACCGGCCTCGGCGTCCCTGGCGGCGCGCAAGCCGGCGACACCGCGAAAAACGCCGAGGAAATCGACGAGCAAAACGCCGCCGGCGGCGACGATGCGGCCGGCGGCAAAAAGTCCCTGCGCGTGGTCGCGATCCTGCAGGCGCGAAAGGCGCGAGCCGAGCGCAACGCGGAGCGCCTGCGCCGTGTATCAATTTTGTACGCCAACGAGGGTTAACCGATGGACCAAAAAGACAAGCTCCCGACGCTGCTCCCCATGCAGCACGTCGACCTCGTCGCGACAATCACGCGACGCAAGCCGACCGCGCAAGCATCGCTCGAGCTCAAAGCGAAACGAAACGATGCGGATCCGGCGGCTCAGGCCGGCGACGATGAGCTCGACGACGCCGAGCTTTATGACATTTCGCTCTCGAGCGACACGCCGATCAATCGCGGCTGGTACACCGAAACGCTCGATCACTCGAAAGGCGCCGTCAATCTGGATCGCGCGGCGACCGGCCTCAATCTGTTGTGGAATCATGACAGCTCGCAACCGATCGGCCGGATTTCGAACCTCTCGACCAAGGGCGGCAAGCTCTCCGGCCAAATGCGCTTTTTCTCGACGCCGGCGGCGCAGGAAAAAAGGACGATGGTCGACGAAGGCCTGCGCGAGGTCTCGGTCGGCTATTCGGTCGAATCCTACGAATACACGCCAGGCGATGCGAACGCCGGCGACGCCTACACGGCGAAGCGCTGGACGCCGCTCGAGGGCTCGCTCGCGCCCGTTCCGGCCGATCATTCTGTCGGCGTGAAAGCACGCGCGACCGATCCCGAATTTCCCGTTTCAGTACGTTCGACAATCACGCCGCCGCACGCGGTACAACTGGAGGTTAAGACGATGGATGACACCGCACGAGCGGCGGCCGATGCGGCCGCGGCAGCTAAAGCAAAACTCCCCGCGGCAATCGCGCGGCTCGCTTCACAGCATGGCATGGCCGATAAGACGGCCGAATGGCTCGACGCCGGGCACACGCTCGACCAGGTCCGCGAGATCATTCTCGAGGCCAAGGGCACGCGCGAGGACACCTTGACCAAGCCGGCCGGCGGCACGGGTCTCGATCTCCCGGCAAAAGAGGCGCGGGAGTATTCCTACGCTCGCGCGATCGCGATCGCCGCCGACCAGGCCGAGGGACGCCGTCCGGCGAACTGCCTCGAGCTCGAGGTCTCGGAGCAGATCGAGCGCACGATGCCGGGAAGCTACAAGCGCCACGGCGGCTTGTTCGTCCCGACCTCGCTCCGCGCCGCTGCAGGGCGTGCGGCGATCGCCAGCTCCGCCGGCGGTCCCGGTATCAGCGCACAAGCGCGCGCCGGCCTCGAGATGTTCATGCGGACCGGCGTGATCGACTCGGTAACGGCCAACGCTTTGAAAGAGGTCGTTTACACCGAATACGGCGGCGAGCTCATCGAGATCCTGCGCAATATCGCGCTGACCGTGAAAATGGGCGCGAAAGTCCTCACCGGCTTGAGCTCCCCGATCTCATTCCCGCGCCAAACGCAGGACGTCACCGCCTCATGGGTGCAAGAGAATCCGGGCTCGGACATGTCGGGCTCGAATGTGAAAACGGACTTGGTCACGCTCACACCGCGCACGCTGCAGGCCTCGACCGCCTACAGCCGGCAATTGCTCGTGCAATCTTCCGTTGACGTCGAGGTCATGGTCCGCGGCTCGATCGCCGCGGCTCACGGCCTGGCGTGGGACTTAGCCGCGATCCACGGGACCGGGACCGATAACCAGCCCCTCGGCATTTACAACAGCCCGAATGTGAACACGGTCGACTTTTCGAGCTCCTCTTTCGGAACCTCGAATAAAATCGCGTACACCGGCGCCGTTGAAATGGAGCGCATCGTCGCAGCGTCTAACGCGCTGCTCGGGACCTTGGGATTCTTGACGACTCCCTCGATCGCGGCCGATGCGAAAAACACGCTCAAGTTTCCGAGCGCGGCGATCGCGCAGGGCGGCGTCCTCTGGAATGGCACGATCCTCGAGGGAGAAATGGACGGGTTTGTCGCGCGTGCGACCAATCAGGTTTCGAAAACCTTGGGCTCGGGCGGCGCTCCGACCGGCGGGACCGATCACGGTCTCATTTTCGGCAACTGGGCGGATCTTTTGATCGGCCAGTTTGGCGGCGCTATGGAGCTCATCGTCGACCCGTACAGCAAAAAGAAGCAAGGCCTCATCGAGGTGACGAGCTTCCAAATGTGCGACGTCGCCGTCCGCCATCCGGTGAGCTTCTCCGTCGCGATCAACCTGCAGGCGTAAGCCGTGCCGAGCTACGTCGCGCCAACGGTCCGCATTCTTATCCTCGAGGGCTTTATCTCGAGGCCTGGATATGCGGCCCGTCCTGGCGAGCTCGTCGACGTGTCCCCGAGTGTCGCAAATACCGCGATCGCTCTCGGGAAAGCTCGGCTCCCGACTGCAGAGGATCACACGCCGGCAACCGAGCCCGTGTCGCGTGATCCTCGTCCGCTCAACCGCGATCCCAAACCTTTTAAGAGAGGAAAACTGAAATGAACTTGCAAGAAACCCATGTTTTGACGGCCGGCAAAGTCGCGCTGTTACTCGCGGCCGCGAGCGTCACGGCGACCGCGAACGAGACCGGCGTCCTGATTGCGCCGGCGCGCGGCCAGGCCGCCGCGGTCCTTCAGGTCGGAGCAGCGACCGCCGGGACTAATCCGACGCTCGACTTTAAGCTCCAATCGAGCGACGACAATTCGACGTATACGGATATCCCGGGAGCGGTCGCGACGCAGACGACCACCGTCGCGACAAATCAGCTCATCCCGTTCACGCCGGGCGCCGTCGGGAAATACGTCCGCGCGGTCGTTACCGTCGGCGGGACGAGCTCGCCGGCGTTCCCGGTCGCCGCCTCGCTCGTGTACTTCCCGGTCGTTTAAGGCCTCGAGGTGCTGACAGGTTTCTACGGCGACGCAGATATTCCGGCCATGATGGCGGATTTCGGCGTCGCCGTAGTTATCGCGGGATCCCCTCCGACGACGACGCTCGGGATTGTCGACTACATCGGGAAAGACGTCCTCCTAAGCCAGGGCGTCTCGGGCGTCTCGGGGACCGAGATCGTCGTCACCGTGCAAACGAGCAAGCTCCCGGCGAACCTGAAAAATAAGCACCTCCTCACCGTCGACGGCGTCTCGATGCGGCTGCGCGACCAGAATCAAGAGGGCGACGGCGCTTTGACCAAATTGCTTTGCGAGCGCGTGATATGACCGCGTCCGTCCGCTCGCAAATTGTTTCCGCGGCGATCGCCGCGATCAACGCCTCGCCGCCCGTGGGCGTCCCGACTGCGGACGACACGCGCCTCGAGAGCTACACCGCCGGCGAGCTCCCGGCGATCTCCGTTTTCGAGATCCGCGAGGAGGCCGAGACGGAAAAAGAGGGCCGATGGTCCTACTTCGTCAAGCGCACATTTACCCTGCGCGTCGAGGTGCGGATCGCGGCGACCGTGGCGCTCGCGGCGCGCGCGACGATGGACCCGCTCTATGTGTGGATCGGGCAGCAGCTCGGCGGCTCGCAGTTCGGAGGCCTCGCGGAGGACTGCTACGAGGCGTTACTCGAGTGGCAATACGCCGCCGAGGATCAGCCCTACACGCTTTTGCAAATCGATTTCCGCGTCTTGTACTCGACGATCAAGACGGACCCGACGCGGACGCAATAGGTTTTTTTCGGCGCGACTGTTTCTTAACTTGAGGAGTTTTTTAAATGCCTACCGTAACGGGACCCTATAACACCGCGCCGAATGCCGCGAATGTGCTGCTCGGCCGCGGAATGCTTTATATCGACAATTTCGACGCCAACGGCAACCGCACGGGCCAGCAAGCCGTCGGCAACGTGACGACCTTCGAGACCGAAAACAAGGTCGAGATCAAGGAAAAATACGAGTCGATGGATCCGGCGAGCTCGCTCTACGCGCGCGGCGTCACGCGCCAAACGGTCACGCTCAAAATCACCGGCGACGAGTTCACGCTCGACAACCTGGCGCGTGCGCTATTGGGCTCGATCACGACGGTTACGGGCGCCGGCGCCACGATCACCGCCGAGACGATCACGCCGACCGGCGGCGCGGTCCTAAATCGCTACTACGATTTAGCGCACCGCAACGTGACGACCTTGACCGACGTCAAGCAGGGCTCGACCGTCCTTGTCCTCGGCACCGACTACACCGCCGACCTCGTGCGCGGGCGCATCTATTTGATGCCGACCTCGGTCACGATCACGCCGGGCTCGGCGCTCACCGCCGACTATATTTATGCGCAATACACCTACAACGCGGTCAACGTCGCGAGCGTCGGGACGGTCGACGCCTATGTCCGATTCTTGGGGAATCCGGTCAAGGGTCCGACCTACGAGGCCGAGTATTGGCATGTGTCGTTCACGCCGACCGGCTCGCTCGGTTTCATTGCGGACGATTTCGGAAACTGGACGCTCGAGGGTGAGGTGATCGCTGACAACGTCAACCACGCCTCGGACCCCATCGGCCGGCTTATCCAAACCGCGTAAAGTTACCAACACACGCCGCGCGTGTAAGGAGTGAGGCCGGCCGAGCAATCGGTCGGCCTCTTTTCGGATTGATAACTAGACGAGGGTCCAATGCTGAAATTAGGCGGCCGCGAGTTCGATGTGATCGACAGCGGCACGATCGAATGGGACGTGACGCTCCTCAATCTGTTATCCGCGTGCGGCCTGGCAGATGTGACCATGCACGACGGGGAGGACGCGGAGGGCCTCGCGCTTAGGGTTTACCGGACCCTCATGAGCTCGGGGTCGGTTTTCGAGATCCTCGGGTGTGTCCTCATTGAGCACAACGAGAGCCCGCTCGAGTGGAATCCTCACAAGATGGCCGACACGGCGAGCTTTATCCGCAAGCTCCACGCGCCGGAGGATAAGGCGGCCATCACCTCGCAAATCACGAGCCTCGTCGCCGGTTTTTTTCGTCAAGGGCTGCTCTCCGTACGGACTTCGCCGAGCTTTTCGACACGCCTCAACGGCGCGACCGAGACGCAGCCCGCAAACCCGCTCGAGGCGAGCTCGACCCCCTCCTCGGGGAGTGGGCCTTGATGGTGCGCGAGCTCGCCGACTATCGACCCGAGGCCGTCCCGGCGGTCCTGCGCTGGCCGATCCGCGAGGCCTTGATCGCCTACCGGGTACGGGTGCGCGCGTCCGCCTTGCACGATTACGAGCGGGATCTCG